AGCTTCTTTTCTAATCCCATGAAAATCAAGGTCAAAAAGACCATGGCTTCCACAGGAAAGCAAAGAGCCGACCCCATAGACGCGTATTTGGCAAGGCGAATAACCTCACCATTTACGTCAGCCGTTCGCGAACGACAAGCCTGCAAACCCTCTTGCAAGGAGGGCCACAGACTAGTCATTCGGAGGACCAGCTGATTAGAAACACGGTCAGAGGCAGCGCTCAAGTCGAGCGTTGCAAGGGTACCATCTACGGAACCCTCATGAGCAAGATACCTGTTAGGTTCTTGATCATCAAAACTGATAAAGCGCGAGAGGATGTCATCCCTCTCAAAGCCTTCCACGATGGCCTCCAAAAGAGCCTGCTGCACATACTGCATGTGCACAGGTTCCTTGGCGATCAATCGAGGCGTTTTCTGAGTCTTAGGAACAGTAATTACCTTAACAGGTGGTTCCTGTCCCGGGGTGAGCCAGTTAAGTGCATGATCAAATGATAGAGAGTAAGAGGAAGCGAGAAACTCCCTCGCTGGAAAAAGAAACTCCAGCCTCTCTGTCCAAGTAGACCAATGATACTTCTTGTTTCCAAGAGTACCATCAGCGGTTGAACCTGGACCATGCTTCGGTATAACCTCGCCAGAGTAGATCTTTCGATCCAACTCTGAAAAGAGGTCTTTATACAAAAGCCGCGCAACACGCTCGAAGTCCTCAATTTCTTGAGGCAAGAGCGTTGCGTCGGACAACTTAACAGCTGCTTCACTTTCATAATAATCATCGAATGCGGCTGCAATCCTTTCGGGAGTGCAGTCGCGCTCAATTTTGCTCCACATGCCAGAAAACTGGCGTATAGAGTAAATTGAGTCGATAGAAGGTTCTGAAAGTAGGACACCAGTACCACGATCGAAGATGAGATCAAAGAAACCTCCGAGAAATCGGGGGAGCCTGCCTTTAAAGGAAAATCCTTTAAAAAGGTCGTGATCAACAAAGCCTCTATCTAGACCTCTTTCGAAGTCTTTAGAGAACTTTGCAAGGGTGATCGTCAAAAACGAATCACCTTCATCATCGATACGCTTCTTGACCGTATTATTGTCAAGAAGGGTACTTATGCCGACTCGATCCCCAATATCATTGAGGATCAATTCTGCGAGTAACGTAAGGCTTTTCAAGCCTCCTCCTTCATAAGGGGGTAGTGCTTCCATTAGCCATGCATTACACGTAGGGTTCAGTGCCTGCTGGCCTTACCGCCGCGGAGCCCAAGGAGTGCGAACACTCCAATGACTCCAACGGACGCAAGGCCAGAAAGGCAAATAGCCCCGCCTAGGAGCGTATCGAAGATACGTTCCATCTCAGTTCTCGCCACCCACAAACTGGGTGAGCTTGGCGTTCGTACCCTTCGTGAGCTCGCTAAGAAGCGTGCTCACGACGGTGGCCTGTTCAGCAGCGGTGAATCCCTGCTTAGGGACATCGATAAGCACATAGGTGCTCATCGAAACCGTGTTGTTCTGGCCAGCGACGAACGGGTCGGCAGCAATCTTGCTGAGGTCGAGACGGAAGATGTGGCGGTTACGCTTCCCGTAGGAATGCGAAATCGTCAGCGTCTTCGTCCCGTCTGCACTCTTGAAAGTGCCAGACGAAGGACCAAATCCGGTGCGCGGAAGCACATCGGAACCGACATTCTGAGGATCGGCAAATGCCATGGCATTACTCTTTCTATTTAATTAATATTAAATTGGATAGAAAATGCAGTTAGCGGGATCACAAATCCCCGCCCCTAACCTATCGTTACTATAGACGGTTAGGGCTCTTGGTCAGACCAAGAGCTGCGAGTATAGCCCATTGCTGAGCTGAAAAGGACTCGGGGTTTAGTCCGAATCCGTAAGGAGTTGCCTTGACTCTTTGCTTTCGTTCAGAAACGAAGGTAGTAGCCAAGTTACCGAAGTTCTGGATCGGGAGACCCAGACCAGTGTCATAAGTGACCTGGCTTTCGGTTGTAAAGGTCTTCGATACGACGTCATGTCGCATCAAGTACCCATACTGCAACACCTGGCCATCGAGGCCAGCGGCGTTTGCGTTATCTACGATAGCGCCAACGTCGGTGAACCAATCGATGAACCAGGACCATGGCATTGCTTGCCAAAACGCTCGAGCATCCAGCCGAGCGCCGAGCCACTTCGCTGCAATTGCTCCTGTACGGTCGATGCGTGAAAACACATCGTCGCCAGTAGCAAGATGATAGCGAAAAGCTCCGGAGAACCAGACAGATGTCTTGTTTCTCTTGGCAAGCGTAACGTTGTAATTATCGTTAACAGCATAAAGACTACCTTGACCCCAAAAACCAACCATATTGTTGGTAGTGGCGACAGGGATGTCCGCGGCGAGGATACGGGAACCGTATGCACTCTCCGTGGCCGTCTTAGTGTTATCGATAATTGGATAGCGGAATCGACGACGGACAATTCTGTCCGCGTCGCGTTCGTACTGGGTAATGATCTTACGAGCATTAACCATAGCGACCGCGATCTGCTTAACATCTGAAATCGTTG